AACGGGAGATGCTCGAAGCTGTGCGTTGGTCAATCCAACATCAATTTTTGTTTTTTTCCCATAAAGAAAGGATTCTCCGCCAAAAGCTGGTGTTGCTACACTTGTAAAATAAATATAGCTGTCTTGCGTATTTACAAAATATGGGCCGGAACAATCAGCCAGTTGAAATGCGCCAGAAGACGGATTGCCATTCCAAAACACATCATTTGAACACGACCCGCTTTCGCCATAAGTCCAATCTCCGTCAGAAATTGTTCCTGTTGCATCTCCATAAGTCTCAAGTTTTAATGAGGCATATTGGCTTACGTTAATGTACCAATTAGACTGATCTTCATACCAATTTCTGCTTGCCAGCAAAACCCAGTTGTCATCATTGGCCGTCACCGTTCCTGCAATCGTCTGGGTGGAGGGAAGGTTTAGAACGGACACCGAGCCTGTGACTGCACCAAAGGTTGTGCTTTGAGATGCAGGGAAGTTTGATACAGAAACAACGCTACCAGAAACCGCGCTTGTAATGTTTGAAATAGCGACAGAACCAAGGCTAACAACGCTATGGGCTACAATATGTTCCCCGCCCGTGACTACCGAGGAAAGGGTTGTGGCCGACTGATTGCCGTCTAATACTGGAAGAGCCATTTAATTCAATCTCCTTGTTAAATTGCGCCGATGTATTGGGAATTTCGATGGTCGTTGAATTGCAATGCGGCCACATAGGCCACCGCTTGCGACTGAACGGGGCTTGCGATTACCCGAATGGTTAACCCCCTCTGCCAAGCCCTTTTGGGGGTTCTGATCGTGGGGGTTTGGCCTGTGATTTGCGCCATATAAATAACCGCCGGGGCGGCAATCTGGGCGTCAATCTTGGAGGCAAGGGTTGGGCTTTCGGAATAAAAGGATTCAAAAATTTCGCAGTATTCTTGGTCAAAGGCTTCTTGGGAAACCTTGGCGGCGGTGTCGGAATAATTAACCGCAACGCTCAATTCATAAATCCCCGTATAGTTGCCCAAAAGCTGTGAGCCAATGGATGCTGAAATTGTTACATAAGGAAATAGCCTTTTGCCGATCCTGTTTGTGGTATAGACATTAAGCCCCGAGATGCCTGTAAGCAGGGCGGCAATCCCATCCTCCACCTGATATTGGATGCTCTGGCTCATTTCTTTGCGGTTGCAATGATATCTAGGGTTATTTCCTTAGACCAAGTGCGATTCCTTGCCACAATCTGCGGGCTTTCGGAAACCATCTTGGCGTTGTAAATCGTCACATTCGAGGCCGTGGTTGAGACTATCGCAAGGTTTGGGTCTTGGTAAAACTTGCCAACTATTTGCTGAAACTTGGCATCGAAGGCTTGGCGGCTTATGGAGTCTGCCCTTTGGTTGTAGGATAGCACCGCAGAGACATTGAAGATGCCCGTAAAGGTTCCTAGTTGCTCGTTGCCGAGGGAAGCCCTTGCGGAGACAAACGGGAGGGTTCTTGCCGTGCTTCTTTCGCTTGTATAATAGGAAAGCCCTGTGACTGAGTTGACCGCTAAGATAAGGGCGTTCTCAACCTCCCTCTCAATCGAGGCCATTAGGTCGTTATCTCTGCAAGCTCGATCGTATAGGAAAGGCCGTCCGCCCCAAGGCTAAACCCGGCAACCATCCTTTCCTCACCGCTGATCGTGCAAAGACCTCCGATTGTGGGGGCTGAGATGGCCGAGGCGCAAACCACCATGCTTTGAGTGATTCGGAAAACCTCTCCCCCAACATCCAGTTCGCTTGCGGTTGCCAAGTCCGTGACGCTTGCCGAGGCGGCGTTAGAGCCAAGCCCCGTCACGGTTTGGTAAAGGTCGGCAACCATATAATCCAAATCCCGCCCGAAAAAAGTTGTGGAAATAGCACCCGCCACAAAACCAACCCTAGTGTCAATCCATTCTTACAAGCCCCTCAAATTCAAAAACATTCTGAACTTCCGCCTCATTCTTCTCGCCCCAGAATCGGCTTTCCTTTTCCCTTCTGACCGCCGAGGCGATGATGATTGGGCTTGAATTAACCGCCCAAAACTCATCAGCCCCCCGGATTGCCTTAACCATTTGCTCGACTGATGGTGCTGTATAGGTGTTAAGCCCTTGAATCTGAAACTCTGGCGGGCAAAGGATGATGATGTTGTCTTTGCCTAGTTCCTTTGCGGCAGTCTGGATAAGCTCAAGGGGATTGCGTTTATAGGTTTGGGAGATTCCAAATGGGGCGATTAAGTTGTATTTTTCTGGAAGGCCAGCGGCGGGGCGGTCATCTAGTTTATCAAAAACAATGTTCTTTTTATCGGCATCTTTGATCGCTGGGTGGGAATAAACAAAATCATGCCAAGGCTTTTTAGACTTAAGAAAATCCGCATATCTATTCGGCCAGATTTCTAGGTCGATAACTTCCGCATCCCAAGGAGTTTTGTCTAGTGGTTTGGCGTAGGAGACAAGATCAAAAACCCCATGATACTGCTCAAAACAATCAAAGAAAACTTCGTGGCCTTGGTCGGCTAGGTATTTACAGGCCGGAAGGCAACGCAAAACATCTCCGAGCCTTTGCTGGTATTTAATGATTTTAGTAGACATCATCTACCACGCATCGGTCTTGAATATGGGCAAAGTATTTATTTAACCTTATTGGGCCGTGGGTTTGTTGTAGTTCTTCCCATGCCTTTGTGAGTCCGGCATATCCGTAAAAATCTTCTTTAAATTGCACATTTTCTTTCGTGCAATAGGCATAATGGTCGAACACTAAGCCAAACTCTTCGGTGATTCCTCTGGGGATTCGGCTTGTTTGATGGTTTAGCTGTGGAGGTTCATGGCTGATAAAATGGATTCCCTCGCCCCACTTCCAAGCCCGGAACCACTCATAGGGATAGGAGCCAAGCCCGCTTTTGGTCACAACAATCTTTTTCCCTATATGGTAATTACAATGAAATTGAGCAACCGTTCCGGCCAGCTTGTCTTTCATTAGTTCATAAAGGCGGGTCATCTGCTCGGGAGTCCAAAACTCGTCGGCATCTTGTTCCATCACAACCCCGCAATCCACGCCCTCCAAGGCTTTGTTCACCATCTCAATTTTTCCATCGAAGGGCTTGTTTTGCCAATAAACAGAGACATTCTTGTGGTTTAGATTCTTTAGATATTCGTGCGTTCCATCTATGGAGACATAATCCTTGTGCCATTTTGCGGGGACTTCCTTGCACCATCTTGTGCAATTTCTGGGGTTGCTAACACCCTCCACGATCCTCCATTGCCAAGGGATAGTTAGCTTTTGATAGGTTTCCAGCTTTTTGCCTATGAATGGCTCTCCATTCAATACGATTGTGAATATGGTTAGCATATATCCCCCCATTCCTCTTTCGAAACGGCAACATCCAAAGAGCCGTCTTTTCTAAGCGTATCAAAAAGGGCGCAGGTTCTTTTAATTGGAAAGGCTCCGATGCTAAACGCCAAGAACGATTCTGGGTGAAAAATCCCTCCCATTGAAATGTATTCGCTTAGTCTTGAATATCTGTTGAAATATGCCTCCATCCAGCATCTTTTACCAAAGGCGAAGCGGTCATTATAGCCCCAATAGTTGCAAAATTTGGGGATATAAATGGCATCATCTTTGGGGCATTCTGGCGGTGTTCTAAAAACCAAATCCGGCCTTAACCTAACAACGCAATCCGCCTCAATCCCGCTGTTGCTGAAAATTTGCCAAACTCTTTGCATGGCCCATAGCTGGCGAAGAACGCTTTGGATGCCGTGACATCCTCGGCCAATCTGCCAAGCATATTCCCTTTTCTCCTCGATATAGGGCTGTTCCTCGATCACGAGAATGTTTGGCTTTAGCAGAAAGGCTTTCTCGGCATCATCATCTTTTGCGGCGTGGATTATCCAAGAGGCTTCGGGATACAGGCTTTTTAATTGTTCTGAGGTTTTGTCCAAGCTCCGCATTTGCCCAGAAACAAGGATTGCGGTTTTCAAGATACTTTTAGTTCCTGTACCAATGCCTTAAACTTCTTATGACCATCTGATTCAAGAATATAAGAATCATCAATTTTTGCCCCATCGTATTTTTCAAGATGGCCTTCCTTGCGGAGAGTTGCCAATGGGGTTCCCTCGATTTCCGCTGTGCCGGATAATTGATGGGAGTCGAAGGGAAGGCTTTTGATAAATCTTATGGTTTCTTGCCTTTGTTCTGCTGTTTCGCCCGGTAGCCCAACCGTAAATGTTCCGTGGACGCTCATCCCGATTTCCTTCAAATGCCTAACCACGCCAGCACCCTCCTCTAAATTAAGATGCTTATTGACGATATGATCCACAACGAATTGGCTTCCCGACTCAAACCCTAGCTTCACCCCGAAGCATCCGGCATCCTTCATAATTTTCCAAGTCCCAATCGGGATGGTGTCTGCCCTGCACATGGCCGACCAAGGAAGCCCGATTTTGCCCATAACCTCGCACATTTCTAAAGTATGCTTGTTGCCGAGGTTAAAAGTATCGTCATCAAAATAGATGCTTTTGAATGGGAATCTTTTGATGAGATAGCCCAAGAAGTTTTCCATATATTCTGGCGTGTAATAGCGGACGGTTCTTTTGCCTTTCCCATCTGGGTCGTTGCCCGTCATCGCCGCAGGCCAAACACAAAAGATACACTTGAATGGGCAACCTCTCGATGCCCAGACTTGGGCGTGTGGAAAAATCTGTCCCCTTGGTTGATGGTCGCAGTAGTGATCCCAGCATTCGATTGGATATTCTGGAAGCGGGGCTTCGTTCATTTCCTTTTGGCTTAAAAGCTCCGCCTCTATTACGCCGCCCTTTTCAATCGCCCTTAAAACCCCTTTTTCATATTCGCCTTTAACAACGGCAAAAACTCCATTCCTTTCGATGATTTCCTGCGGGGATACCGCCGAGATTGTGCCTGTTAGGATTATCTTTGTGTCGGGGAGAATCCTTTTGATTTCTTGAATGACTTTTTGGTCATGCCCCCAGCTTGGGGTGGCGGTTTCGATGACAAGAAATTCCGGGGCTGTTTTCTTTAACCACTCAAAATAGGATCGGTAGGATTCTCTAAGGGCAATGGAATCCCGAAGCTCGGCCTTGTGTCCGGCCTTGCTTGCGTAACTTGTGGCGTATCCCATAAAAAATGGGAAGGGAATATATTCCCCGAATTGGAAATTATCGGGTCGGTTAAATTGGGCTGGGTAGGTGTGCGGCCAGCGGGAGCCAGCCCTAACCCCGCAAACATTGTTCTCCCACCACGGGGGATTTGAAAAGACAATCATTTCCTAAAAATGGCAGAGCCATTCCTCCAAGATTTCGCTTCCCATAAAATAGGATGTCCCGCTGTTTTCAACCATTGGTAATTGCCGTAATTTTTAATATCATTCACATCATCCAAGGCGATGATTCCGCCCTCCCTAACCTTGGGGAAGAATACCATAAAATCCGCCCTTCCAGAAAACACACCGCCATCTAGCAAAAGAAAGTCAATCTCATCTTTTAGGCTGGGATGCCCCCAAGTATATTGAGCCGCCACCCTAAATTCTTCCTTATGCCATTCTATAATTTGCTCCAATGGATATTGATTTAGGTTGGTTCTGGTGGTTCTATAAAAATCTTCCACGGCCTCTAGGTTCATCCACATCATCGGATTGCTCGAAAGCCAATTAACCGCCAATCCTCCCTGCCTTGAATCTAGGTTGTATTTGTGTCGGCCTATGCGGTCTGGGTGAATCTCAAAACTAAGCAACTCCCTTGTTCTAATACATTGCGTTGAGCCGTCCCCGGTTCCTCCGCCAATCTCAACTCCAAAGGAAAGCCCCTCGCTATATTTTGCGAGGGCTTGGCCGAATGGGTCTTTAAGGGTTATTTCTTGCATTTACCTATGCCCAAGAGTTTGCTTTTCGCTTTTCAAAAATAGCTTTCCCTTTTTCATAAAATTCTGGTTTGTTATGGTTCTTTATTAGATCATCCGGCTTCCCGCCTGTAAAGAGAGGGTTTTCGTGTTTGAATTGAATATGTTTGGCTTCAATCACAACCCCATCATTATAAGCCCTTTCCGTAAATTCGTTATCGGAATAAATGCCATCGCTCTCCTGATAGTCTGGATGGAACATATAGCCCCCCTGCTTTTCGAGCCTCTTTTGCGTCAGAATCGCCATACAAAGGAGTTTATCAGTTCTAAGCCCATCAGATATGGCTAGAACCTTCTCTTCATTTGTAGCCCCAATAGCGTTCGAAATTAGGGCATCCCAATGTCTGGGTGGACTCCAATCATCGCTCATTTGAATTAAAATCTCCCCCTTGGCTTGTTTTGCGCCATAATTCCAAGCGTTTACGATTCCGCCGGGGTTGGCTCTGATGGCCTGATGGGGCGTGTAGTCTTGGGGGTCGTCATGGTCAACAACGAACAGCCATTCGATTGCTAGGGGCTTCTCA